ACTGAAGTCATGGCTGGTCTGGCCACATTTTTAACTATGGCATATATCACAGTAGTCAATCCTGCCATTCTATCAACCGAAGGCACTGGTATGCAGTTCGGTGCTGTATTTACAGCTACTATTATCGCCGCTGTTGTCGGTACACTTATTATGGGTCTATATGCAAAATGGCCTGTTGCTCTAGCTCCTGGTATGGGGTTGAACGCATTCTTTGCGTTTGGTGTTATTTTTGGTATGGGTTACACATATCAACAAGCGCTCGCGGCGGTATTCATTGCAGGACTGGTGTTCGTAATCCTTAGTGTGACACCGGTGAGGAAACACATGATCAATGGTATCCCAAAATCCATGAAGTATGGTATTGGTGCTGGTATTGGTTTGTTCCTAGCTATTATCGGTCTTAAGAACGCTGGTGTGGTCGTAGACAATCCAGCAACGCTAGTGGGTCTGGGTGACATCTCAAGCTGGCCAGTTCTCCTAGCTGGACTTGGTTTTGCAACCATGGCAATTGCTGATAAACGTAAGATCCCTGGAGCTATTATTATTGGCGTGATGTTGACGAGTCTTGTGGCTTGGATCTTCGGTATTTCGGAAATCAATGGTATTGTTGGTAGTATCCCAAGCCCTGTGCATGCTTTCAGCATGGACTTTAGCTTGATCGCCACATCAGGGTTTATTGGTGTAGTATTTGCGTTCTTGTTCGTGGACTTCTTCGATACAGCTGGTACACTCACAAGTGTGGCCAACATGACAGGAAAAGTCAATAAAGATGGAACTGTCAAAGATGTACATAAAGCTGTACTAGCTGACTCGGTAGCAACTACTGTCGGCGCTCTAGTCGGCACCAGTAACACCACTTCATACATCGAATCTGGTGCTGGAGTTAAAGAAGGTGGGCGTACTGGGTTAACTGCAGTCGTAGTAGCTGTATTATTCGCTCTATGTTTGTTCTTCGCGCCGCTGGCTCAAAGTATCCCAGCTTTTGCGACGGCTCCTGCGCTTGTGTTCATTGCGGCATACTTCTTGAAGAATATCAAAGATATTGATTGGGATGACGTTAGTGAATATGCGCCAGCTGTTCTAGCGGCTATTATCATGCCTCTAACATTTAGTATCGCTTATGGTATTGCACTTGGTTTTATCGCGCACGTTGTGATTAAATTCCTGAGTGGAAAGCGCAAAGATTTAAATGTTGGATCAATTGGAATCGCCGCGGTAAGTGTCTTGTACTTCTTGGTAGTATAAAATACTTTTAAAACTTTATGTGAAAGCACCACTTAATTAAGTGGTGCTTTTTTTTAATTTAATGCTTGACTTTATTGTTTTAATAGCGTATAATAGATTATAATTTATTAAAGGAATGAAGATGCTAAAGTTCTTTACAGATAAGAAATGGTGGCCATGGTCGATTGGCGGTACGATTGTTATTGTGGCTGCTGTGTACACCATCGTAAGGCTTGACGTCATGATTAATGAATGGTTTGGTGCATTCTACGATCTTTTACAAAAAGCTCTCTCAGCACCAAATGCTGTTTCTCTGGGTGAATTCAATTCACAGTTAATTACCTTCTTTACTATTGCAGGTGTATATGTGATCATCAATACAGTGTTCAACGGCTTCTTGGTGAATCACTGGACTTTTCGTTGGAGACAAAGTATGGCAGAATACTATCTTGCCAACTGGGCGAAAGCGCGTAAGGTAGAAGGCGCAAGCCAACGCTTACAAGAAGACACACTAAAGTTTGCTCGTATCACAGAATCTCTTGGTATCGGACTGCTCGAATCTATTCTGATGCTTGGTGCTTTTATACCTGTACTTTGGGTGTTATCCGAAAAGATTACTGTCCTGCCGATCGTAGGCGAGGTTAGTCAATCCCTAGTTTGGGTCGTGATTCTCACTGCTCTCGGTGGCACTGTAGTGCTGACATTGGTTGGACACAAGCTTCCTGGAATTGAATATGATATTCAAAAAGCCGAGGCTGCTTACCGCAAAGAGCTAGTAATTGGTGAAGATGATTCGACCAGAGCGAAGAAAGCTGATGTAGATTTCCTATTCAGAGATGTAAAGAAAATACACTTCCGTTCATATATGCATTACTTCTACTTCAATATTGCAAAATGGTCATATATCCAAGGTATGGTAATCGTACCATATGTTGCTTTGGCGCCAACTATTGTAACGGGCGCGATCACTCTCGGTGTTGTGTCACAAACATCAAGGGCTTTCGGTAAAGTTGCGGAAAGTCTCCAGTATGTAGTGAGAAGTTGGACGCAGATTGTAGAAGTAATTTCTGTTTATAAAAGGCTGTCCGAGTTCGAGTCAAAAATTAATGACTGAAACTATTATTATATCCAACAAGGGGGAATTTAGATGACCGAAATGCCCGTAATGAGAAACACCATACAAGAAATCATTAAAACACACCCAACGGAAGAGCCGTTATATGTTTTTGATCCAATGGAACTAGAGAAAACATATAATGAATTTAATGACAATTTCAACGGGATGGTTACATTTGCTGTAAAATCTAACCCACATGCATTAATCCTAGAAAAGCTTTTGGATCTAGGCATTAAAGGATTCGATGTAGCTTCGATAGCAGAAATTGAACTCACTAAAAACCTATCAGCTGATATGGGTTTTTATACCGCACCTGATATGCATTACAACAATCCCATCAGGAGTGATTATGAAAATTCTTGCGCTTTATCATTAGGAGTCCGATCATTCGTAATTGATTCTTATTCAGAGCTTTTTAAATTAGCAGAGGCTTGTGATGATACTGGAATATCAACCAGGGAGGTCGAAGCCACTATTCGTTTCTACGTATACGTTCCGGACGCCGCTGGGTACGATTTCAGTACTAAATTTGGAGCGAATGCTGATAAGTCTATTTCGCTTCTAAAGAGTGCTGCAGATCTTGGTTTCCAGCTTGCAATTACGTCGCATCCTGGGTCCCAATGTAAACGAGCAGAAACATTTGCGATATATATGAAAACTGCAAGAGATATTGTTATCTCTTCTGGCCTCGTATGTGATGTCAAGAGAATGAATGTTGGTGGTGGGTTTCCTATAGGATTTCCGTCACAAGAAGTTGACACATTCGATCAGTATATGTCAAAGATCGAAGGCACTACAGCGGAACTATCAAAGAACGGATGGGTGCCTGATTTGATATGCGAGCCAGGGAGAGGTATGGTGGCATCATGTGTTAGTTTGATCACACAAGTCAAGGCTATCAAGGAAGACGGTAGAATCTATATTAATGATGGCAAGTATGGAGCTTTTGAAGAGTGTCGAACCCTCAAGTTAATCCCTAAATTCGAAGTCGTTGATCATGAAGGTAATCCAAAAACCACAACAAACACTCGGCCTAGATCAATATTCGGACCGACATGTGATTCGGATGATGTGATGCCGTATGAATTAGACATGCCATTGGGTTTAATCCAGGCGATCATATCGTTTTCTATAACATGGGTTCTTATGGCTCAGCAACAACAACAGATTTTAACGGTTACTGCAGTAGAAACTACATAACAATTGAGGATTATTAAAAATGAAAATCGAAAATGGACCATTTAAAGACGCATTAGATAGTGACAACGTCGGCGTCATTCTAAGGGAGATTATTACATATCGTAAAAAGGGCGATATGCTAGTACGGGAAGTTGTGACTCGGAATTACCGTGTAGGTGGTGATTACCACGATACAACTACCACGACCCCAATAACTTATAATCTCATGACAGGAGTAGTATAATAATGCAATTAGATCTAACGCCAGACGAAACAGTTATTTACGATCAGAATTTATTTGTTCTTGAGATCGAGAGAATTAATAATGAGACAGGTGTAGGGTACATCGATTCAGTAGTGCATTGGTGTGAGAAAAACAATCTAGATATTGAGACTGCTGCTTACTGGGTGAAAAGGAACCCAACTATCAAATCTAAGATCCAGGCCGAGGCTGAAGATATTAATGTTCTCAAAAGAGGGGCACAATTACCAATATGACCGGATTCGAATCCTATCAAATATACTTAGCTATGAAAAATCACTTCACTAAAGACGGATATGATTTCTTCAAGTATAACGGTAAAGTTAGGGTTAAAGAATCTTCGTTCATTAAGAGGAATGATAAGTTGTTTTTTGAGAAATTAGCCAAGCACGATGATCCATATGGATTGCTTGTGTCTAATCTCTCCCAAAACCCTAAACTATGGATAAGAGACATTTCTTATAGTGATGCTGCTAATGAAACGTATATCAAGTGGTTGAAGATCCAACAATCAATGAAGTACACAGTAAAACAAGACTTAGCTAAACTACATCAAAGTTTTGATGATAATTTTATTATCAAAGCCAACGAACACCCAATACTGCTGAGAGCGTATCTGGGTGGTGAAATAACTCTAGAAACTATATGTTTACTTCTAGAGTTATCCAAAGCTTCTAAACATTGGAATTCCAAATTACAGTATGATTTGATCTATGAGGAATTAAAAATGAAGTTTCGGAAATACACGCCATTTATTAAAACTGACCGTGTAGAAATTAAAAAAATAATTGTAGATTATTACAATTAACACTTGACTTTAATACGAAAACAGGGTATAAATACTTATCAGTTCGCAAAGGGCTGGTAAACTTGTAATATAACGCAAATACAACGCAAATACGGAGAATATATATATGTTAGATTTTTCTACACTCAAAGCCAACTCTGGCAAAAAAACACTCGATCAACTTACTTCAAAGTTAGCTTCCGTTTCTGGTGGTGAATCCAAATCAGGTGATGAGAACTTCTGGAAACCAACAGTAGACAAAGCAGGAAACGGTTACGCTGTAATTCGTTTTCTACCAGCGCCTGCTAATGAGGATGTTCCATTTGTTCGTGTCTTTGATCATGGTTTCCAAGGTCCAGGTGGTTGGTATATCGAGAAGTCTTTGACCACTCTAGGCCAAGACGATCCTGTTTCACAATATAACAGTAAACTGTGGAACAGCGGTATTGAATCGGATAAGGATATCGCCCGCAAACAAAAGCGTCGTCTACAATTCTACTCAAACATCTATGTTGTGCAAGATCCTGGTAATCCTGCTAATGAAGGCAAAGTCCTTCTATATCGTTATGGTAAAAAGATCTTTGATAAATTGAACGAAGCTATGAATCCTCAGTTTGAAGACGAACAAGCTATCAACCCATTTGATTTTTGGGCTGGCGCTAACTTCAAACTCAAGATTCGACAGGTCGAGGGATATCGTAACTACGATAAATCCGAATTTGATTCTGCATCTCCTTTACTTGAAGATGATTCAGAACTTGAAGCTGTTTGGAAAAAAGAACACTCACTAGCTGAGATCATTGATCCTAATAACTTCAAGAGCTATGCTGAACTGAAGGCCAAACTAGCTCGAGTTCTTGGTGAGGGTGCAGAACCACACGCCGCACCACAGCCAGTAGCTAGTGCTCCTGTATCCCCTGCTGCAGTATCAGCGGAGTCACTCCCTTGGAATGACACCCCTCAACAAGTAGCGGAGGCGACGCCTATGGCTTCAGCGTCTTCATACCAACAATCTAATGACGATGAAGATGACGAATCATTGGCTTTCTTTAAGAATCTAGCTAACGACTAAACTATGGGAGAGAGTCTTAGACTCTCTCCTTTTTTTATATACATAAAGGAAATAATATGAAAAAAACAACTATTAATAAAATCTTACTGGTTACGGCTGTATGCTTTATAGTTTTCGTCGCCTTATTCAATTACAACAAAACTGAAAGTGTACCTGAAACTACCGTTGAAGAACGCAGTGTAGTAGTCGGCGAATAGATAAACATTCGAATAAATGGCGTTTGTGAGCGATGGGGTAAAGCCATCAAGCAAACAAAAGGATAACAAAAGGATTATAAAAATGGAAGCACTGACTTTATGGAGCGCTATTGGGTTCCTCCTGGCAGCATATGCTGTTATTGCTAATGATTCAGTACAGACTTTGGGTACATGGATCGCGAGTAACAATGAAAAGTTTAACTGGAAAATTATGTGGGCTGCTGCTTCAGCAGTCTTATTGTGGGCGTTGTGGTATGGATATATCATGCATGGCGATATAACTTATGGTCGTCTGAACAAGATACCATTCGAAGGTGTTCATTGGTATCACGCAATGGCGCCATTGGTGTTGTTACTATTAACAAGAATCGGTGTGCCTGTATCCACAAGCTTCTTAGTTCTGAGCGCATTCGCCACTACATTTGTCCTTGAGCAAATGCTTATCAAATCTATGATGGGGTATGTAGTGGCTGCAACAGCCGCCTACTCTATCTGGTATGTTATAAGTCGTTGTATGGATGAAGCAAAACCAGTCAAAGAAGACCATAAGACTTATTGGAGAGTAGCCCAATGGGTGACAACAGGTTTCTTATGGTGGACTTGGTTAAGCCATGACATGGCGAATATTGCCGTGTTCCTACCACGCGAAATGACTATAGATTTAATGTTAATGATCAGTGTGGTTTTTGTCGGCGGACTTTGGTTCATGTTCCGTGAAGGTGGTGGTAAGATCCAAAAGATCGTATTGGAAAAGCATAATACTCGTTATGTCCGAAGCGCGACTATTATTGATCTAGTGTATCTTGTTATCTTATACTTCTTCAAAGAACTTAATGACATCCCAATGTCGACCACGTGGGTGTTTGTCGGTATGTTGGCTGGGCGCGAGTTTGCTATTGCATCCTTTATTGGTAAGGAAAAAACACGTAGTGTCTTTCCATTCCTAGTGAAAGACTTTGGTAAGATGATGATCGGGTTATGCGCTTCGCTGGCTATTGTCTTGCTTATTCATTATGTTATCGTACCAAACGGGCTGTAATACATCCTCGGGCTTGGTTTAAAAAAAGGGAGCTATTGGCTCCCTTTTTGCCATTAGCCCACCATGGCCGCTGGTTCTTCTGGTGAAAATGCTGGTTTAGTAGAAGTTTTGCCTGGGAGCACTATATTTGGCGCTGTTGCGCTGGCCAAGATTTGACCGGCATTTTTGATATTATTTGTAGCTAAATTAACCGTCTCATGCAATCCAAGTACAGCGCCGTTGCCAGGTGTTTCATCCGGCAATTCTTTATCGATACCTAATAATATTTGTTCACCAGATGCAACATTTTCAAACTCACCTCCTAATATAAGCCCAGGATTTATTGATTCTGGGCTTGTGGTGGTGTCTTCTGGTGTAGACCCAGCTTTCTTCCTTTCTTCGCGAATCCTAAGAACCTTTTCTCTACCCGATTTAGTGAATTTAATATCTACATGTTTACCAGTGCCATGNTTGAAGTTTCTGACGATTTTAAAATCACTAGGCTCATTAAGACCATACCTGCTTTTCATTTCTGAGACTAATTTTTTAACCTCAGAATTGTAATTACCGTTGATTGTAAAATCAAGTCTAATGCCTTGAAGATGTTCGCTCATATATTCTTTGGAATACGGGCCATGATGGTAGCTATCATTCTGAGCCGTAGTGCGGTTAAACGCACCTCCGAGGATAT